TACTTTGCTGACCCTAAAGGTCGTATCAACAAGTACTTTAATAATGGCGGGCAAGTTTCGACTGGCTGGCCACAGATGGATCGTATCTTATATGGTGGCATGAGTCGAGGTGAATTGAACATCTTTGCTGGTGGTTCTGGTTCAGGTAAATCATTGGTTATGATGAACCTAGCATTGAACTGGATTCAAACAGGAATGAGTGGTGTTTATATTACACTAGAACTTTCAGAAGAACTAACATCACTGCGTACTGATGCTATGTTAACAAGTATGGGTACAAAGGACATTCGTAAAGACATTGACACTACTGAACTACGTGTTAAGATGGTTGGTAAAAAGTCCGGTAAGTATCGTGTTAAGGGTTTGCCTGCACAAAGTAATGTAAATGATATTCGTGCTTACTTGAAAGAAGTACAAATTCAAACAGGAATTAAGATTGACTTTGTTATGGTTGATTACTTAGATTTGGTTATGCCTGTATCTGTTAAAGTTAACCCTAACGACCAGTTTATCAAAGACAAGTATGTTGCTGAAGAACTGCGTAATTTAGCTAAAGAGATGGGTATTTTATTAGTCACTGCCTCACAGTTAAATCGTAGTGCAGTTGATGAAATTGAATTTGACCATAGTCACATTGCTGGTGGTATCAGTAAGATTAACACAGCAGATAACGTGTTTGGTATCTTTACTAATCGCAGTATGCGTGAGCGTGGTAAGTATCAAATTCAATGTATGAAAAGTCGTAGTTCTACTGGTGTAGGAATGAAGATTGATTTAGAGTATAATATTGAAACTATGCGTATCAGTGATGAGGGCGGAGAAGATGGAGAAGGTGCAACTAGCTATAGACCCAATAATCCACAACCTAGCGCAAATAACATTATGAGTCAGTTAAAAACCAGCTCTAATGTAGTTTCTGATGAGGAATCTATGGGTGGAACAGATACTAAAACAGTAGTTGCAGATGTGCAGGGTAGTAGATTAAAAGGAATGCTACGAGACATTCGTAAGAATCTCCAATAATTAGATAAATACTAAGTAGGATCTATACTTATATGCAAAGAAAAACTCGTAGCCTGTTGGAAGAATTAGAGGCCCTCGGTCAAAATCGTGACACTAAACATGTTATAGAAAGCCGTGCCCATAATATCATTACAAGTGCTATTAATCTATTAGAAATGATTAACAAACATTATGATTCCGAAAAAGCTCAAATTTTGGAAAGAAAATTGCTAAGTGCTATAAAAGCACGTGACCAAGGTAGATTCTCAAAAAGTTTGAGAAAGAATGATAATGAGAGCGAGTGAATTTATATTCAATGAGGGTAAAGCTAGTCGCCGTAAGCAGGCTAGTATGAATGCGTTAAGGCGAAATGCCAATGCTCAAAAAACAACTGCTCCTGCGGTACAACCAACAGCGTCTACTGGAACTAGCGCACCCGCATCAGTAGCTACTCGCCCTAACCCATATATGACTCCTCAGGCAAATATGCCATCGACAACTCAGCAGGCGCAGCCAGCATCTTCTGGAACTGATTGGAATGCGTTAAATCAAGCAACGACACCGACTCCGGAACCTGCAGCCCCCCAACCATCAATGATGAATACAATTGCACAAAAAGCGTACTCTACTGGACAAAATGCTACCGACGCAGTAGCTCAGAAAATTTCTAATACAGCTCAGAATGTAGGACAGAGCATTGCATCAGCTCCAAAAAAGTTTTTAAATCGTTTTACAACAAAAGGAAAAATTGCCAACGCTACTGATAGAATCTTTATGGATAAGTTTCTTAAAGATATGGCAACAGCAGAACAAACATCAACTGGACTAAGAGGTGAACCATTTGACGTAAAGACTTGGGTTGATAAATATCTCGCACAAAATAAATGGAGTGCCGGAGAACAACAAACTGCATTGGATTCTGCGGTTGCGTCAAATAATAAAAAGGCTATCGCTACGTCAATGGCAGCCATTGGAAAATATAATAATTTAGGATCGACCATAAAAGCAAACGCGGCAAACTCAGTATCAGCCGGAGTAATGGGGCAAATGGCTAAAACATTGTCAAATCCCGACCCATCGGGAACAGCATCTACTGTTCATACAGCAAAGCCAAATAATCCTAATCAAAAATACGCAACTCAACCAACAGCCGCACCAACTACGCCGGCGACACAACAAACCCCGATTGCAACTGCACAACCTACAACACAACCGGCAGCAAACCCATTTGGTCAAATGACTTCTCAACTAACTAAACCTACTTCAACACCGCAGCCTGCCCCGCAAGGCCCTGTCCAACCAATCAAGATTGGTGGACAAACATTAGATCCTAATAATCCGGCTGATGCTAAAATGATAGCAATGATGAAAAAGCAAGGTAAAATATAATGAATTTCTCTGAATCATTAAGAGAATTAAGTAATAAGATCAGTGCCATCAACACCATAGTTGAAGACGGTGACTTAACTAAAGCACATGTTGAGCACCCTGAAGATTTAGTATTTCAATCTGGAAGTGCTGGAGCTAGCCGCGGGCTACAAGCTATTGTAGAAACAGTAAAACAACCCAATGCTATTACTATTAAATGGGACGGGTATCCTGCATTGATTTTTGGTACAGGGATGGATGGTAAGTTTATAGTATGTGACAAACATATGTTTAATAAAAAAGACGGATCAGGTCATGTTACTAGCCCACAAGCCTTTGCCGCATACGACCAAGCACGGGGTATTGAACGTGGTGATCTAGTTAATATCATTGCAAGAATCTGGCCAGGACTACAGAAATCATATTCAGGTAAAGGCTTCTATTGGGGTGATTTGTTATTCAGTCAACCATTAAAAGATGAAGGTGGACTGTATAAATTCAAAGCTAACCCTAATGGCATTGCATATACTATTGAAGCAAACAGTGACATTGGTAAATTGATTGCTGGAAAAGTAGGTGGCATTGCGGTACATCAATATATTCCACCTGAAGCTGACAATGTGCAATATGCACAGTTATTGAATGGAACAATAGGTCAACTAAAGAATAGCGGAGATGTTGCTATTGTACCGGCAGCAATGCCTAGCGTTCCTAAATTAAAGCTGAATAAAGCAGACATATCTAAGGTACAAAAAGTAATCAGTCAACATGGTGCCGCTGCCGATCAATGGATTCTACAACCTCCCCCAGGAACTAAAACAGCGTTCCCGTTAATGTGTACAGTTTATATCAACAAGAAGATTGTATCAGGTAACTTAAATAATCTAGTGGGTGATTTCTATGAGTTCTTTAAGACTCGACCAATGTCAGAGCCTATTCGTGCTAAATTGACAGAACATTTTCAGAAAAACGAAGCTGGAATTCAGGGAGCGTTTGCTATCTGGGTTGCATTATATACACTAAAAATGCAAGTTGAACCTCAGCTAGCTAAAGCCGCAGAAGAAAGTCCTGTCAAAGGGTACTTACAAGATGGTACACAGAGCCAAGAGGGATTTGTTGCTCATGGCGTAAAAATCGTCAATAGAATGGGATTTAGTCGCCAAAATCTCGCCGGTAGGAACTAATTTTTTCAATTTGGCATAAATAATAGTATGAGTTTCTATATGAAGCTCAAACTTTTAAAGGAAAATTATCATGGCATATCAATCAAGAGTTCACGGCGATACAAAACCAGTATTTGCAATTGACCAATTAAACGGCGCTGGTGGCGCAACTACTGGTGTTCCAGTAATGTTATGTGGTCCTAAGTTAGAGTTCTTCGGAATGGACTTAGGTGCTAGCCCAGCTGGCGAAATGGACACTGGCGAAGCTGTTGAAGCAGTTATTCAATGTGTTACGCAATTGGCTACAACACACTTCTACCAAGTAGAAGCAAGTGCATCTGCTAACAACATGTCTATCGCTATCTATCCAGTTGGCGCATGGACAGCATCAACAATGCAAGCCGCTATTCGTGCTTTAGGCACAGTATCTGGTTACGACTTGTCTGGTGCAACTGTTAGTAACAACGGTTTCAAACTAGCTTAATCAATTTAATTTGATTTAAAAAGCCCCTAATTTCAGGGGCTTTTTTGCCACTATAAATAGTGTATGTCGTTAAAAATCAGATGCTACACCCTTTTTGATATCACTAAAACTGGTATAACCAATAGAAGAAATTCTGTTAACAACGACCCGCATTGGCAGAAACAACGTAATACACAATGTAATTTTGACACAATATTACAAGTCATCTCATTAAGAAGTCAACCCGAAAATATTTCAGTACCGATACGTTCTGAGATAATTTTTTCAGAATTTGACAAATTTGGATTTTTATTTGAGGCTGAGTTAGAGCCGCATCCATGCTGGACTTTTGATTTTACAGTAAATTTCCATAGTGTGTTTGATGACGGGATAAACGATTTTGGATACTTGTATTCAGATTGTGACGGGGTACCTATGATACAAATAGGTACTGAATGGAATAAGCTACCTACATTTTTAGATGGAAGTTCTGAATTGCGCAATATATATTTTGAGGAAATACCAGATGAAAATCAATGAACCAAAGACGTTTGACATATTAAACAAAATCCTTAATAAGGAAAAAATGTCAATGCTAGAGAAAAAGATGATATTCCAAGACGAGGATGGCAGTTATAACTTATTTGGAACATATATTATTAAGAAAACTGATATGGGTTTCTTAGTAGAAAAGAAGCATACTCATACCACACATTTGTTTATGGATTTACGAAATGCAGTTACTTGGTCTACACTAGATAAATGTAATAATTTTAATGACTCAGCCAGGATTATATATTTGGATAAGTTACTATCCGGAACAATACAGAACATGATAATCCATGAAAATTTGTGTAAAAAGACCAAAGATTTAGAAAAACGAATATTGTACCTTAATAAAATTAACGAGGACAAAATAAAAAAACGTTCAATTTCCTCTGAAATGAACATCTATACTGAAAGGTGTAGGGCTTGGCAGTATAGACAATTTGAACTAAATTCCTCAAAATAATTTAGGAAATGATAAATACTTTATTAGTAATCTGGGAATAACTATGAAACTTACTGAATTTAATAACAAAACAACGACCGTAGCCAAGAAGGCTTTAAAAGAACATTTCAACACTACATTCAATGTTGAAAAGTTGGGTCTTTACGAGACTAAGACAATGCTTACTAAAGTAAAGCGTCTAATGTCAGAAGCTAAAAGCAAGTCAATGAGCGGAGAGCAAAATCCTGCTTATTTGAAACTTGTGTTCATGGAGCAAGCATTGACACATCATTATGGTGATCTACGTACAATGCCAATGTACAACCAACGTATTGTTGTGGAAAATGAAGAAGTTGAGAAATCTCAAGTTGTTTTAGCCGCACAAGAAATGGTTGATGCAATGCAAAAGATGGTTGAGCAGGTATCAGATATGTTGGTTAAAGAACTACCAGCAGTTGTTGACGGTGTTAACAGCGAGTTTGGTACAAGCGAAGGTGAGCAATTCAGTAGCCAAGTTTCTGAAGCATTAACATCACTACAGGCAGCTATCACTCAGTCTAAGACAGGCTTGCAAGGTGCAGTTGGTATCATTACTGGTCAAGGTGCAGGCTTTGGCGGCATGGGACCAGCTGGTGGCGATATGGGCGGAGACGAAATGGGAGCAGACATGGGTGCTGATTTAGGTGGCGATATGGGTGCTGACATGGGCGGTGAAGAAATGCCTGCAGAATTGCCAGCTGAAGAACCAGAAGAACCAATGCCTTCAGTTGGACGTGCAAAGCGTTAAACATGCGTTTATTTGAGTTCAGTGATGCTGATCCATTAAGAGTTAAGTTGGTTGCGGTAACGAACCAACTTAAATCCATTAATGAGCCAATGACTACTG